GGCAGAGTAGTGGCAGAACAGCCTCAAGGATTTGCGCGGCGCATGATGGCGCAGAAGCTGATGACTGACGCACGCAATACGCCTGGCAGTGACAGTCCGTTCTTTCCCAGCAGGATTGATAGCGCTGTAAGGCAGATGCCTGACATAGTAGATGCCTCAATATCTCCAGAGCCGACTAATCTGGGTCGTGTGGCTTATGGCGCTGGTGCAATGAGTACGTTGTTTGCCCCAGGGGCTGGCGTTGTGGATGTTTTTGGCGGTGCGCCTGATCCTTTCAGGCCCGGCGAGATGCTGCCCAGCTTTGGCGAGAACATTGGCCAGGGCAACTACCTCGATGCTGGCTTGCAGACGCTTGGCGCTGCTGGCGATGTTGCATTGGCTGCTGGTGCGTTGTTCCCGCCTGCCTTGCCTGGTGCAATGGCTGTTGGGACGGCTTTGAAGGCACCTAGAGCAGCTAGGCTTGCAACGCAGGCTGATGCTGCCAATAAATTAGTGGATGATTTGCCGACATTGCGTTTTGACGGTACAGATGAATTAAACCTGGAAGGCAAAAAGATATTTCCAATTGTAGCTGATTTGACAAAAGCAGGCGGTAGGTTTGAAGGCATTGACAGCAGCAAGCTGGACGCGCCTGAACTGTTGCAAGGTGGCCCGGAGTTTCCAAACCTCAAAGGCAGTAGGGATGCTGGGGTTGTCTGGGCTGTGCAAGGCAAGGGCGTAGGCACAAAGAAATTATCAAAAGAAGCTGATTATGGGCTTGTGGTTGCCATGAATCCTGACAGCCACAGATCAAATGCCACTTTTGTGAATTCAATTGTAGGCAACACGCTGGCCTATGTCCGTGATGGAAGGATTGCACCAGAAAATCTAGAAAAGCTGAACGCTTTTGTGCGAACTGGCACAGATCAAAAACAACTGCAAAAATTAAAAAATTGGCCAGGCTTTGAAAGCCCCCAGGCGGCAGAGTTTGTAAAAGGTCTTAATTTTGAGGAACGCAAGCGCATCGCAGACGTTGTCGGCAGTTCACGCGGCCAGGCACTGGGTGCGCCAAACATAGACAAGATCATCAGAGCAACGGGCGATCCTGCTTTATTGGGCTTGAACAGCCGCGATGCAATAATGTTGGTTGAGTTGGATAAAGATGCTGATTTGATCAGGCTAGGCACGCAAGGCTCACTTGAGCATAATTCGTATGACTTTGGCATCAAGGGCAAGCCAATAGCGAGAATACCGGCCACCAGTGCAAAAAATATGTTTCCTGACTTTTTTGCCCAGGCAGAAGCTGAAGGCAAACAGAACGTGCGCCGGGCGTTTGATTTAGCGTTGCCTGTTGAGGAACTGAACGCAGAAAAAATTGAAAACATCAGGCGACTGGCGACACAGTCGATTGAAAGCCCAAGGCAGGCAGCTTTGACCGCCGACTTGCTAACCGGCAATTGGAAATCATCAAAAGTGGCCAAAAACAAGGGTGGTGTTAGCCCAACTGATTTTGTGCAAAACCTGAAAAGCAGCGATGCATCGTCAACACTAACGATGATGGAACTGCCAGAAGTACAGAAAAAGATTCGCGGTGGTAATTTTGATTTGTACCAGCTTGGCGATGGACAAGTATTTTTTGGTCTAGAAAAGGGCTACAATTACGATGAGGTATATGGACTAAGTGAAAATCCAACCTTTGTAAAAGCACCTAATGGACCTGAACTTACCGGCAACGAAAAGGCTCTAGTAAGCGTAATCAACAATGAGGTCGGTGCCAAAGGTGTTGGCAAGGCGTCAGTGCTAAAAGCCATTGAGGAGGGAGCAACAGCCCTAGATGCGTTTGCTGTCCCATCAAAACGATTTTCTGATGGATTTCTACCAGATTTTTATGCTAGTTTTGGATTTGAAGAAGTGGGCCGTATTGATTTCGACCCATCTTTTTACGACCAGCAGCAAATTGCTGATCTGGAAGATTACTGGCGGTCAACTGGATGGGATGAATCCAAGGGTCTGCCAAAAATTGTGATTATGAAGTGGACTGGCAACGATGGACTTAGAGCCAACGCAACTAAACGCTTTGTCACAGAAGGTCGCTTCGACCCTGGGGCCGGGGTTACTGGATTATTCCCCGGAGCAGAAAGTGCTATTCGAGCAGGCGATGGGCCGGGTGTTGCGCCGACACCAGGGCAAGGTCGAGGCAGTGACGTCAGACGAGATACTGGGGGCACAGGAACTGGTGCTAGACCACTTGCTCCCGATAGACTTGCAGAGGTTGCAAGAGAACTCCTAAGACTGCCTGATCCTGCTGTGCAGAATCTTGGAATTGACCCATCCCGGCTTACGCAAGTCAGGGATGATTTGGGCATTTTTAGGTAATGGCCCAGAAAACAATTGTGCTGGACTACGAGCCGCAGCCTAAACAGGCGCTGCTCCATAAATGCCATGCAAAGCAGATATTGTTTGGCGGCGCTGCTGGCGGCGGCAAGTCACATTCAGGACGGTGGGACGTTATAGGCTTTTGCCTGGAGAACCCCGGCCTGCAAGCGTTTATATTCAGGCGTTCATTGCCAGAACTGGATAGCAACCATATCCAGCCGCTGAAAAAGGAAATGCCGTCAGAGCTTGGCAACTTCAATGAAACGCGCAAGCGCTTTGAGTTCTACAACGGCAGCAGCATACAGTTCCAGTATTTGGAGCGCGACAGCGATTGTGATCGTATCCAGGGAACAGAGATACACATAGCCCTGGTGGATGAAGCTGGGCAGATGACGCCGTACCAGTTGGGCTACATCAAAAGCCGTATGCGTCTGGGAAACTTTCAGCCGCAGGAAAGCCAGCGTCATTTGCTGCCAAGGCTGGTGATGACGGCCAATCCTGGCGGTCAGAGTCATAATTTCTTAAAAGCGCTCTATATCGACCCGGCACCGGCAGAGAGTTATTTCTACGATCACACCATGCGTGATCCCAATAGTGAGAAGGATCGCGGCTGGCTGACCATGTATATCCCTGCCAAAATGCAGGACAACAAGTACATCGACCCGTCCTATGCCTCAAGTTTTAGCGCATTGCCCGAAGAACTGGGCCGTGCCTTGCGTGAGGGTGATTGGGATTTGGTAGTCGGCAGCTTCTTTGGCGATGTCTGGAAGCGTGATTTGCATGTCATCAGGCCATTTGAAATACCGGAACATTGGACAAAGTTTCGGTCATTCGACTGGGGGAGCGCATCACCGTTCTCCGTTGGGTGGTGGGCTGTCGCAGACGACCATGACATTTATCCAGATGGCGCGTTGATCCGTTACCGTGAATGGTACGGCTCTAGCGGCAGGCCGAATGTTGGCTTGCGGATGACGGCAGAGGAAGTGGGTGCTGGCATCAGATCAAGAGAGCGCGGTGAGCGCATTGATTTTGGTGTTGGCGATCCAAGCATCTGGAAATTTGACGGCGGTCCCTCGATAGGTGAGCGTCTTTCCAAGATGGGCGTGCGTATGCGCCGTGCTGACAACAGTCGCATCAATGGCTGGGATCAGGTACGCCAGCGACTGATAGGTGACGATGGTATCCCAATGCTGTTTGTTTCTAGCGAGTGTACAGACACAATCAGAACGCTGCCGGTTCTTACACACGACAAGCACCGGCTTGAAGACATCGACACAACCCAGGAAGATCACGCCGCTGACGATATCCGCTATGCGTGTATGGCAAGACCGTATCAACGCAGAGCGCCAGAAATTGATGATGATCCGTGGCGGCAACCGACAATAGACGAAATGATGGCCGGGCTGGACTATGCGTCAAAGCCACAAGGCTGGAGGCTGTAAATGGCTGAATCCTACACATATGACCGTGAGCCGACTAAAAAGGCTGACCGTGCGGCCTATTGGAATGACCAGATCAGAAAAGCACGCCGGTTTGAAGAACCCTGGCACAACCGCTCTTATGACATTATCGAGCGATACCGTGACGATAATCCTGACCGCGCCATGCGCGAAACACGCATGAATATCTTTTACAGCAATGTCGATACGCTGAAATCAGCGCTGTATTTCAAGACGCCGAAGCCAAGGGTAACGCGGCGTTTCCGCGATCAAGACCCAATCGGCAAGACCATTGCCACGGTGTTGCAGCGCGGTTTGCAGTACCAGCTTGATGTTTACGACTTTGATGCTGCTGTCAGGCAAGTGATTGACGATATGCTGATAGTCGGGCGCGGCGTCATGCGTATGGTTTATGAGCCATTGCTGGTTGAAGGCGATCCAGAGCGCATCCCGCTGCAAGTCAACAGCGTGCAGGGCATAGGCGAAGTCGGTATGGGCCAGGTTGGCACTGTTGATATTGGCCAGGCATTTGTGGACAGGGAGGGCAATGCTGTTGACCAGAACATGGTCAAGATGGATGCAATGGGGCCATATATGGATGGTGCGCCGGTTGAGTATATCGGTGAGCAATCAATTCGCTGTGAATATGTACACTGGCAGGACTTTACCATGCAGCCAGCCAGGTCATGGAATGATGTTGGCTGGATAGCCTTCAGGCATCTGATGACGCGCCAGGAACTGGTTGATTATTACGGTGCAAAGGGCGAATCAATCCCTTTGACATATCGCGGTGAGACAAACAACGGCTATGACAATAACGAGCAGCCAGATTATGCAGAAATATATGAAATCTGGGACAAGCGCAGCCTGAAACAGATATTCATTGCCACCGATTACAATGAGTTGCTTGAGGATTTTGATGATCCCTACAACCTTGATGGTTTCTGGCCAATGCCGATGCCCTTGTGCGAAATCAGCACGACAGACACGACAATCCCCATTCCGGGCATTTTGACCTATGAAGATCAGCTATTTGAGCTTGATTTGATCACACAGCGGATTGGCAATCTGACAGAGGCGCTAAAAAGGCGCGGCGTCTATGACGCATCGTTTCAGGAATTGCAGCGCCTGGCAGATGCAGAGGACAATGCGTTCATCCCGGTGGACAACATGGCAATGTTGCAGGCTGGCGGCGGTCTTGCCAATGTCATGCAAGAGGCACCGCTGGACAATCTGATCAAGGCATTGGCACAGTTATATCAGTCGCGCCAGATCGTGGTTCAGACGATTTACGAGATCACCGGCATATCAGATATCATGCGCGGCCAGTCTGCCAGCAGGGAGACAGCCACAGCGCAAAGAATCAAGGGGCAGTTCGGTGCCATGCGCCTGGTCAACCGCCAGCGGCGTATAGAACAGTTCCTTGACCAGATTCTGGAACTAAAAGCCGAATTGATGGTTGAAAACCTTGAGCCATCACTGTTGTCGCGTATCACTGGCATCAACATCGCTCCCGAAGTTGTCGCCGTGATGCGCGATGAGCGTTTGCGCTCATACCGTGTGTCTGTTGATACGGATGAATCTAGCGCGATTGACAGCGCATCAGAACAGCGCAGCCGCACAGAGTTTTTGACCGCCTCAGTGCAGTTCCTACAAGCAATCGGGCCGATGGTGCAATCTGGTGCTGTAGGCTTTGAACAGGCCAAGCAAATGCTGTTGTTTGCGGCCAGGGCGTTCCCAGGCGCACGCGATCTTGAGGACACGCTGGAAGCCATACAGCCGCCACAGGCAGGGCCGAGCCCGTCAGACAAGCTGGTAGAGGTTGAAGCCGCCAAGGTAGAGGCACAGACACAGCAGGCAGCAGCCGATGCCCAGGTCAAGGTGGCACGCTTGCAGCTTGACCAGCAGAAAGCCGCGCAAGACGCAGCCTTCAAGCAACAAAAGCTGGAGATTGACGCAGCCAAAGTGGTGACGACAGGATGAAGAACATTGAGGCAGTTGGCAAAATCACATGGCTTATGGGCCAGAGTGACCAGCATTGCAGTTGGACAGTTGACGATATTCACCGCCTAGTTTTGCCGCCAATCGCCTTGCAGCAGTTCCGCATCTGGGAAGTAGAGAGCCAGCCTGTAGGGTTTTTAACCTGGGCCATGCTCGATGAAGATGCAGAACAGGGCTATCTTGATGGCACACGCAAACTGCAACCAGATGATTGGCAGGCTGGCAAAAACCTATGGCTCATTGACTTTGTAGCGCCTCACGGCGGCGTCATGGCAATGGTGCGCGAGGGGCGTGAGCACTTGCGCTCATTGTTCGGCAAAGGCGTGGTTGGCCGCGCAAACAGGCTTCATAAGGGGAAATTGTGGTGTTCGGTAACTTAGTCGAAAACAGAATTTGCTACAAAGGTGACGGCGGTGGTGATACCGGCAGCGGTGCTGATAGCCCTGCACCAGTAACAAACCCCGGTAGCCGTGAGCGTGGCCGTGGTGCAGAGCCAGCAGCAGCAACAGGCCGAAACTTTAGACAAGCCACACGCGATGATCGTGATCCTGGACAAGATGCTTTGGTCAATATCGTCACCTCTACTGTTGCGAATCCTATGGGTGACTCCACAAGAGCAGACCCTGGCAATATTATAGCGGCTAGAACAACACAGCGCGATGAGGATGAAATTCAACGGTTTGTTGAATCAATGCCCACTGGGCCAAGCACAGCCGCGCCGATACCAGCAATGCCGCAGGAACGCGCGGCAAACAATCAAGCCGAATTAGTTAGACAGCTTGTTACAAACGCAGCACAGCAATCACTTGATCAAGGTGGGGCAACAGAGCCTGTATCTGCTGTCATGGGGCCAGCAGGACGGCAAGACCCCGGCAGCGGGTTCTTTGCAGATGCCTATGATGCTTTATATGGCACTCCTGACCCGAATGATGACCCTGTTACTGCGCCTGGTACGGCGCTAGGCACAATACTGGGCGCTGGTCCTGTTTCTGGTTTATTCGGAGGAAACACCCCTGACCCGGCTGATGCGGCTGCGTTCAATGTAGGTCAGCTAGAGCGTATGGGCGGCGTGCGCGATCCGCAAACTGGTGCAATTACTGGCGCAACGGCTGGCCCTGGCACACTGAACATGAACCGTTTCGGCATGGTTACTTATAGCGGCGTGAATGATCCAAACTATACCGGGGCATTTCAAAACCTGGTGCGCGGCACCGCTGGCCTTAACGGCACAGAGAATGACCGGCCAAGTGACAATCAGATGGCAATGCGGCCTGCGGCCCCAGCAGAGCCAATGGACCCCGGCACGACCACGCCAGAGCAAATTGACGATTTGGCGGTCAATTATTTGCAAAATCCGTTCTACCTTTATAGCGGTCAAGGCAATCTGTTCCAGCCCTATGGCTATGCGGGGAACACGCTGGTCGATCTGTTGCAAACACGCAATATGCAGATGCCCGGCCAAGCTGCGCCTAACTTAGGATTATTTGGCAACCCAAGGGATTTTAGCTGATGGAAATCGATATGGAATCTGCTGATGCCGCCTATCAGGCGTTGTCAGAGCAAGAAAAAGAGATTGTGCGTGAGGCGCTTGATAGCCCACTGGCAGCAGTGCTGTCCAAGATATTCCCGGACCTTATGGATAGCCTGGGGCAGTTCAACAGGCCAAGGCGCAAGATGGATGCAGAAATGCGTCAGGTGGCAGCCGGGATGTTGATGCGATGAGTAGAAAAACATTTGTCTATCGGAACGGCGAACTAATCGAAAAAACAGAGGCCAGCCGCAACGCTGGCCATAATATTATGCGCGACATAGAGCCGTATCAGAATATGAAAGATCGTGGCTGGATCACCAGCCGTTCACAGCACCGCGAGTTTTTGCGGCGCAATAACTTTGTAGAAGTAGGGAATGAGCAAAACCATTTATTCACATGACACAAACTGAAATGACGCTTGATAGCACTGACGCTGGCGTTGAGGCCGATGCCTCTATTCCAGCACAGCCAGCAAGGCCCGAAACAGTAGCCGAGACACTTGCTAAAACTCTTAAATCATTTGAAGGCGAGGGTGATGAGCCAGCAGAGGCAGAAGAAACCCTGCCAGAGCCGCCAGAGGCTGACGACCAGGCTGATGATGAGCCTGATGAGGCTGATGAGGTTGATGAGGATGAGGCTGAAGAAGAAGAAGCCGAAGCCCCAGAGCTTGAGCATATGGCAGCGCCAAACCATTGGCCGAAAGATTTTGCCGCCAAATTCGAAGCCCTAGAGGCACCAGCGCAGCATATGTTTATGGAGCGCTATAAGGATTTGGAAGGCGATTACACAAGAAAAACGCAAGAGATTGCAAAGTATAAAAAACGCAATGAGGCGTTTGATGAAATCATGGCCCCCTTCAAAGGTGACTTTGAAAGGGCAGGCATGGACGATGTGTCAGCCGTTAGGCAACTACTGGCTGCACACGACTATCTGCG